TTTGTTTATATCGCTTAAAACATAATCTAATACAGTACATGGCAATCTTTGAGCACTACCAGAGTAACTATAGAATCCACCATTATCCATAAAGTAAACTTGATTATTAGCATTTACTGCTGCATTAGGAGATATTAATGATGGACCATGTGCCACTTCATTAAATGAATATACGAATGGTGCTCCTACAAATCTCATAGAGACTATGCCAGCATCTGTCCATATAAGTATTTCTTGTCTTGTTCTTAAAGCTCCTATTATTGTAGAGCCCATTGATAGTTGCACACCACCAGCTTGATTTGTTGCTGTAGGTGTCCAGTTTATTATGCTTTCTGTATCTGAGAATCTTACTAATAAAGGATCAATTGCTGTTCCTCCTATAGGATTGCAACCAAAAGCTATAACATGCTTGTCTACATCAGATAACATTATCTGTAATACTGCTGTTGGCACATTGCTAGCATTACTTAAAGTTGTTGCTTCTACTGCTCTTGAATTGCCACCAACAGATTCATCCCAGTAATAAATACCTCCAGCTCTAGGATTTAATAATAAATCATCACCAAAATTATCTATAGACCATAATCTTAATTGGTTTGTAAGAGTAAGATCACTTGCAGAACCCCATGTAGAAGCACCCCAAGTACCAGAACCCCAACCAGTTGATTGAACATATACATCTAAACCTGAGTTTATTTGATATACAGCATCAGCACCTGATCCGCCATTACCACTATCACTACTATTTGCTGTAGCTGTAGCTGTAAAGGTAAATGTATCTACGCTTGCTACACCAGTAATTTGATATTCTTGATTTAAAACAGCAGCAGTAATAGCACCGCCTAAACTAGCAGCACCAGCTAATGTTACAAAATCTCCTGTTACAGCCCCATGTGCGTTATCTGTTGCTGTTATGGTTGTTGATCCATTAGTTGCAGCAAAAACAATACCATTGGTTGTTGTAGCTCTTATAGGAGTTACGTCAGAAAAAACATTACCTTCTAAAACATAAAATTTTTGATGAGTTCCAAGTGTTATATAGTTAGTACCACCAGATGCTCTATATACAAATATTTTTCTAGAAGTACCTATAAAACTTTGTGTGCTTAACTTTTCCCAGCCACCTATTCTTTCAGGTCTGCCTTTTCTAAATCTAACTTTGTCAGCATCAAACCAGCCACCTTCGTTACTATAATTAGTACCTTCTTTATTTATTCCTGGTTTAAATACATATTTTCTTAATGTCATGTATTAAACCTCGTGCCATTCCTTGCCTTCAAACAATAAAGCTTCAGCTTCTCTTCTTCTAATTAAACCTTCAAGAACTTTTCCGCCTGCTTTATTCCAACGCTTAATTTGTGCAGGTACATCTTCATAGTTACCTTTGTTTAAAACTTTAAGCATAGTAGATGCTTTTAAATTAGATGGTCCTAGGTTAAACGTCCAAGACACCAAAGCATCAAATTGATGTTGGCTCATTGGCATTTCTACAGCATCCATAACAGATTCTTCAAACTCTTCTAAATCTTTTGTTAATAAATTTTCTGCTTCTTGTTGAGTTACTAAGTCTCCTTCTTTAACATCCTTAGTATGCCCATAACCTATTGTTAAAACATCTGCTGCACATTTGTATGCGTTATATTCGCAGCCTTCAAATTTCTTAATTAACGATATTCCTTCTTGTGATATTTTCATATTTAATCCTGTTTGTGCGAAGCTCCAAAGTAAAAAGAGATTACAGCACTAGCTAAACCTCCTAAGTAACCAAGGACTAAGTTAATAAGAGCTTCTGAATTTTGTTCTGGTGGTTGTAGAGTTACTAAAAATATATAGCCCATAAACCCACCTACGATTACTATACCCATTATTCTAGCTGTCCAATCTTTACTAAATTTACCTCTAGCGTCTTGTATATCGGCTGTTTCCATAGCGAATACATCTACTTCTAGTTCTTTCATTTGTAACTCAAAAGTTTGTTCAGATTTTTTAAGTTCTAGCATTTGTTCAGGGGTAGCTTCTGATAAACCTTTCTCTATTGATTTCGAATTATTAGGTACACCTAATACATCAGCAATCATTTTAGTAGCCATGCCTGCCATTGGACCACCAAGAGCAGTACCTAATGTAGGAGCTACAGCACCAACTATATTTTTTAATAAATTTAACTTCATAATATTTCCGTTTCCCATGTATATACTTGCAATGGTTTAGATTTACCCTTAACTTCTATTGGTTCTAATAATTTTAACTTAAATTTAGAATTTTTGGCAGTTTCTTCACCTATTAATACTCCTACTCCTGCAACCTTTGTACTTGATTCTAGTCTTGCCGCAACATTGCATGGATCACCTATAAGTGAAAATGCAAATCTATCAGTAGCTCCAAAGTTACCAGCAATACATATACCGCTATTAACCCCTATACCTATAGCTATCTCAGGTATGCCTTCTGATTTAAATTTAATATTTAACTGGTCTATATTCTTTTCTATTTCTTTAACTGCTTGTAAAGCTAAGTTGTGGTGATCTTTTTGAGGAATAATTGTATTCCAATGAAACATGCCAGCATCACCAATAAATTTATCAGTACATCCAAAATATTTATTAACTGCTTTAACTTGAACATCTAATACATTGTTCATAATGTATGTAACCATTTCAGGTTCTACTGATTCAGACAAGCTAGTAAATCCTCTAAGGTCTGTAAATATAATACTACAGTCAACTCTATTACCATTTACTTTACAAAGTTCTGGATTGTCCTGTAGTTTCTTAACCATTCTAGGATCAAGATATTTACCAAACTGTTTTTTAATTTGTTGTCTAAGTTTGTATTGTTCTCTAAACCTTAAATAGAAAGCTATTGAACCTGTTACAAATTGTGATATTAAAGTCCATGTTACATCTATTAAGATACCTTTCTGAATAAAGTAATATCCACCTAAAGCCGTAGAAAGCATTAAAAAAATAGCTATGCTTATACCAAGGGTCATACCAAACCAATGCAATACAAGCCATGTCAGCGTTACAAAAACAGTAAAAATAACTAATTCTGCAGCTAAACTCCAATCTGGTATTGTTGGAGAGTCTTGTATTAATAAAGATTCTGCAAGTGCTGCTTGTATTTTATGAGGTTCTAACAAACCAACTGGAGTTGCAATTTGTGGCATAACTCCGTTAGCAGTAACTCCTATAAATACAAACTTATTAGCTACATCCATTTCTTCTAAATTAGTTTGTGGTGTGTTAACCCAACTAATCCACTTACGACCTAAACTATCTGTCTTGATAGGTGGTATTCCTCTAATTGATATTTCTTGTATACCATTATCATTTGTAGTGATAATGTAAGTTTTAACATCAAAGAGTGCTTTATATATTTGTGTGCCAAAAGAAGGAATCCAATTGTTACTTGGTGTTCTTACTAATAATGGAATACGTCTAACAAGTTGGTCAACTTCGGTGGGAGCAATGGCTAATCCCTGTAATGTATTATCTGCTAGAGTGTTCAGGTTTTCCTTGACTCCCTCAGATACTATACCACCAATATCTTTACCTTTAACAACTGTACCTGTAGATTTAGGATAGTTACCTTTACCATCTTCAAACATTGCTATGACAGATGGTATGTATTGCAATGTTTTTGCAAAGACTTCGTCACCTCCCATTCTATCTGCTTGGGGAAATGACATAACCCAACCTACACCTATAGCTCCTTCATTTATTAAATCAACTTGTATCTGAGCTAATGTTCTTCTAGGAAAAGGATATCCTCCTTCATTTTCTACATCTTGTTCTGTAATGTTTAAAATTACAAAATTATTTGATGGTTCATATTTTTTAACAAAAGTATCAAATGTTTTTAACTTTAATATTTCTGTTGCTGTTGACTGATATAACAAAGGCAACACTAGTATTATAAGTATTATGAATATTAGTTTTTTCATTAATCGCTTTGAGTAATAGTAATAGTGCTATTACTTCCTCCATTAACTTTAATTATATTAGATACTCCGTCTTGTATCAAAATTACTGTGTAAGCATTACTTCCATTTAAATCTAATCTAACGCTTTCATTTACTTGCCTTCGTAAACTTATAACATTACCTGTTATTAAAGCTGTTATCTGTGTGTCTGGGTCTTTACCTAATAAGGTACCTGTTATCTGTGTACTTGTAGCTTGAGCTAAAGCATCTTCATCTTTAGATATAGCCAAGGCATCTAATACATTAAGTAAATCTTCAAGAAAATTAACATCAAGATAGTTTATATCTAATTCTGTAAACTCTAAATCATCTGTAGCTAAGTAATCTTCGGCAAGATAATCTATATCTAGATCATTGAAATCTAATATATTTTTTTCTTTAGTAACAATTTGTTGTTCTATTACAGCCTCTTCTTGAGGTGGAGTAACAATCAACATGTTATCAATCATATCCAAAGTAAGGTCTAGTATTGCTGGGCTACTAGGCTTAGATTCAAATACAGATATTGTAGTAGCTTGATAGGGTTTGTTTAATGTAACTGTACCCATACCAGTAGTTACCAAAATTTCTCCACTAGATAAGCCTAAAGCATCAGGAAGAAGTATTATTAAACTACGACCTAATTCATCTACTGTAACTGTAAAGTCTGTACCTCTTATCGCTATATTAGCCGTAGGAGTCTTTAAAGAAATATTTTGTTTGTCTATACGATTTAAATTGCCTGTAATAAATCTAGCTGTTCCAAGTCCAAAGGTAAGAGCCATTTTAGATTTGCTAGGATCAGGATCAAATATATACTCGTCAATTATCAATTGGGAGTGTTCTGTCAAGCTTACTTTACTATCGTCTAAAAAGGTTATAGACATTCTTCCGTTAGAAGTAATAGCTTCATCATTGTTTTGTATAGAAAAATCTAATGTAGCATCTACTGGTTTATCTCTTACTATTTGTGCTGAA